ATATTATATTCCCATGTACTATCATAGCCTTTAGGTACGTTAGTTTTTTTAGGTCTAGGTTTTCTGGGAACTCGTCTAGGCATTCAAGTCTCCAAGTTTAATGTTAGGATTTTGTTTAACTTTTTTATAGAACCATCTCAAACTGTATGCACTCAATAGAAATTTATTGTTAGCAAAGATGTGAGTTTGTTCTGGTAAGAACTCATTCAGATTATTTCTATTAATCCTAGATGTATCTTCTCCCTCCGGAATCATTGTTCTTAACCACTCAATGAGTAAGTCTTCTGCTCTCCGTCTTAACTGTTTAGATTTTTTTTGATTCATAGTTCTTTACTAATTTCCAATAGGTTAAAATGCTGTTAAACATTTCTGTATGTTTTGTTTGAGAGTCTCTATCCCATATATGACAGGCTATAAGTTCTTTGTCTTGACGATCAACAAATATAGATACTCGTTCTACATCATCAAAGCCACAGCCTTGAGCATAGGCTGACAACTGCATACCATGCTCATCATATACTAAACGAGCAGGGTCTTTACCTTCTAGATTATCTTTAGTTTTAAAGTCTACAAAGATACCAGACTTAGAATATAAATCTATCTTACCACCATAACCTAAATCAGCACAGAAAGAATCTTCTGCTATCCATTCTTCATCCGGAAAGTTTTCATCTAACCAAGACTGTATTATCTCATAGGTTGGATTTGTTTCTTCACCTAAGAAACCTCGTTCAATCATTGCATGAATATTAGTTCCTTCTTCTGCAGCTTCTTGTCCTATCCTTTTAGAATCTTGTTTACATCTGTAAGCAAACTCCTCAAGAGATTCATCTTCTTCTTTCTCTAAAGTAAGTGCAGAGTTTAATGCTTGATTGATCTTCCAGTTTTCTAATCCGGGTTTGGCTACCAGACTTAGTACAGTAGTGACCGATGGAACTAAGTTATCTTTCTTGGCATCCCGTAATGTAGTGTTACGTTCTTTACCATTAGCACCTACAATAGTATACATTGGTTCACCTTCTTGCGTATACCAATGTCCTGATTCGGATGATTTTTTCTTAGCCGACAATTTATTATATACTTCTTGGCTTGTTGTGTCAATAGTTTTTTTAGATTTAGTCATATTATTTTTTATGGTTTACAAAATTTAATTTACGAGTGATTGGATTGTAGTTTAAAAGTTTAACATTTAGTTCTACCTGCTCATCACTTCTAGTTCTACCCGACCTACCGGATTTAGTTTTAACATCAATAAGAGTTGTCTCTCCATTTTTAGTAGCAATCAAATCAACTGGACCGGTACAACCACAGTTTTTAAAAACTTCATAGCCATTATCCCAAAGCCAAGTGACTGCATAAAACTCAGCCATGTCTCCTTTTCTATTATCTTGTGTATGATTAATGTGTATCACTCCAGTTACCTCCTACTTTATATTCGCCATCCATTGGACAGCGTAGATTAAAATGTTCACCTGCTTCTATAATACTTTTGACTGCAGTCTCTCCAACAAAATCTGCTTGAGATTCTTTGACTTCAATCTGCCACTCATCATGTATGTTAGCAACAAATCTATAATCAATAGCATTTAGTTTTAAAACATTGTCTAAGTCTACTAATGCTTTCTTCATTAAGATAGCACCTGCTCCTTGCAGTAAAGTATTAAGTGCAGCATGTTTGTTTCTTATGTACAACTTCCTACCATCTAATCCTTTGAGGTAATTTTTTGAAGCTGCTCTGTCAACTCGTTCCTTAAGAGTTCGGTATGTTGGGAGACTACTAAGAAAGCGTTCTCGCAACCTCTTACCTTCTGCTCTGCTTCCTTTAATGATGCTTCCAATCTTCTCATCTCCTGCTCCGTAAACGAGTGCGTAGATGAAAGTTTTAGCCTGATCTCTTGATTTAAGTCCAGCAAAGTTTTGGTTAGTCGTGTGAATGTCTCCATTAATAATTTCATTTATATACTCCTTGTCGTCCATGTAATGTGCTAACATGCGTAGCTCTAATCCACTTGCATCTACACCTACAAGCTTATGTCCTTCTGGTACAGTCCAACATGCTCTACATTCTTTACCATATGGACTATGTACTGAGGGAACTTGAGCAACGTTAGGGTTTCTATGTGACATCCTACCGGTAATAGTACCATTGGGAATAACAAAACCATGTATCCTACCATCATCCCTGACAGCTTCAACCCAAGAATCAATCTGAGCTATACGCTTTTGCAATAGTAAAAAGTCTGCAATTAATTTAGCTTCGTGGATATGTGTAATCTTAGACAATGTTTTCTCATCTACAATAGGTTGACCAGTAGGTGTAAATCTATCTGGATTCCAACCAAAGTCAATAAGGTATTCTCCAATCTGTTTACGAGAACCAAGATTAAACTCTTGTAAAGTTTGTCGCATGAAAGGATTGAAGTTGTTTGTATCTAAACAACGTTGATATTCTTCATCAGTCATACCACGCTTAGATAGATTACCATCTTTCTTGATGTAAGGTGTGACTTGCTTTGTGTCTACCCACTTAGGTTTAAATGTGGAATGAACTTCGTCTTCAATCTGTTGTTTCTTTTCTCTTAGTTCTGCTAATAACGTAAGTGCTGATTGCATATCAAAAGCAAAACCATCTTGCTCCTGTTGTTTCATAATCTTAGCAACACCTTGTTCAAGATCAATACAATCTTTCTTAAACCCTCGTGACTCCTTACGAAGTTCTTGTAAAACTTTAGTATTAAGTTCTACATCTCTTACACAATAGGTTAGCATATCCTCAGAGTAATTAAGATAATCTTCAAACTCAATCTTAGGATAGCCTAACTTATAACCCCAAGTCTCTAGGCTGTGACCTCCATCACGTGTTGGATTAAATAATCTAGATAGAACTAGAGTATCAATAACTATCTTATCACTTAGGTCTACATTACCAAATTTCTCTACCAAAGGTATATCAAATCCGATAATGTTATGACCAATAAGTTTATCTGCTGTTTGCAAAAACTGATATCCTTCTTCTAGTTTATCTGGTGGGAACTTAAATACCTCACCGGATACTGGATTCTGTGCAACAATACACCATACCTTTGTTGCGTTCAGATCATCAGTCTCTATATCAAATACTAATTCCATTCTTTTTTAAATTCCTCCCATGATATTAATTCGTCTTGCTCTACATAGATACAGGGATACTTAAACTGTGGCTGCCTTGTTCTTTTAGGTTTAGCATGTAGATTCTTACCTGTTATAACACCTTTGAGTTCACAAGTTACAGTGTCATTATTTTCTGTTACCACAAAGAATGCATACAAATCAATATTGTTATTAATCTTGTTAATCCAAAGCACACCATTATTATGAATGGTTGACTTCACATCTATGCTACAACCTTTATACTGTATATCTCCAACATCACTACCACTATCCTTAGTGTTACATACTGGAGAAAAAACTTGACTAGGATATACGTTTGTTAATTTAGCTAATGCTAACTCTGCAAATAATCCTGTTTTGTCAGAAAAGTATTTATCATTGGTATTATTAAGAGGTAAAGTTTCAGCATTACGACTTCTTGCTCTATCATATCTACCCTTACTCAAGTAGTCCACGATTGCTTTTTCGCCATCCTCTAATACTATTGTAGTCATTTAAAATCCTTCGTCTCCAGAGTTATCAAACTCTATGTCTTCGTTGGTTAATTCAGATAGTCTGCCGGTCTCGGCATCGTAGATAACTCTAGCTGCCATACCTACATCACCTGTGTATCTTGATTTAAGTACACGTAGTCTTGTAGTCCTAGCTTCATCTGGGTCGTCTGATTGTTGATTACGTTCTAATGCAATAACACAATCGGATAGTTGACCAATACTATTAGAGCCACGTAGATGAGAGAGACTTACTTCAATACCATTCTCGTGTCCTTTGTTTCCATCGACACGTCTAAGATGAGATACAAGAATAATCCCTGCACCTGTCTCTTCAACTAAACTTCTTAGCCTAGTCATAATAGCATCAATGGCTCGTCTCTCATCACCTTCATGCACTGCACTGACTAGCATATGTAAGTGATCGACCACTATCCATTTGCAATCACAGCCAATAATCATAAAGCGAAGCTTAGTAAAGATATCATCAATGTCGTTAGTGCCAAAGTGTGAATGAACCCATACTCTGTTTTTGTTCTCACCATCGTATAACATATCAAACATCTTATTAAGTTCTTCTTTAGAAAACTTCTCACGTTCTTGGTCAATGTATAGTCTAGCGTTAGCTTCAATAGAAAGTATACCATCAATGGTACGTCTCCAATCTTCTTCTAATGCTATGATACCTACGTTGTCCTGTGTTTGTTTGACAAGCCAATGCTCTATCTCTCTGGTCACACTAGACTTACCAAGTCCTGTACCACCAGTAAGAGTTACAAGTTCACCCTGTCTTAAGCCATACAGCTTCTTGTTTAATCCTTCATAAGGATAAGGAACACTTTGTTTCTTCTCACGATTATGAAACTTCTCACGTTGCTCAGTAACATTTATAACACCAGATGGTGTGTAAACTTTACTCGCCCACCATGCTTCAACAAAATCTTTATGTCTGTTGTCCCGAAGCATATCGTTAGGGTCTTTGAAGCCATTGGGAAGCGTGAGTATCCTAGCCTTGCCGGGCTTGAAAAGTCTAGCAACTTTCACTGCTGAATCTTTACCTGCCTTGTCATTATCAAATGCTACAATAACATTCTCAAAATCATCAAAGAACTCTAAGCTTTCTTTAATGTCTCTGACTGCACCCTGTGCACCACGCTTGATGGATACCACTGCCCACTTACTACCAAGTAGTTCGTAAGCTGCCATAGCATCACACTCCCCTTCGGTTATCGTGACATACTTGCCACTCTTAAACAACTGTTGACCAAACAATCCGGTCTCGTTATAACTACCAGATACAAAGAAGTCTTTGGTTAAAGAGTTTCTACATTTGGTAGCTGACAATTCGTGTCCGTTGTAATACGGATAGAAATGTTTAATGACCTGACCTTTTAGGTCTTGGACAGCTTTGACCCCAAACTTCTGTGCAGTTGCTTGAGATATTTTTCTATCAGTTAATGCAATGAAGTTACCTTCGGCTACATTATCTGGTTGTTTGGTTTGTGTTGGTTGTGATTGTGTCATAGTTTTTCCGTTACATGCTTGTTCATAGTTAGGCATAAATTCTCCACAACTGAAACACTTTGCCGAGCCATCTTGATTGACTCCTACAGCATCACTGCTGTTGCAAAGTGGACAGGGTTGTTTCAACTTATCCCACGTTGTATCGTTCATGTTAGCCCTCCTCACAGACTATGTGGTTTCTTTTGCTACTTTAGATTCGTCCTCTATAGTTTCTGGGTCGTCTCCTACGAACTGACCTTTCTCGTTACGAGCAGATTCAGTTTCAACGATTGCTTCGTCTCTATCTTTAAGAAGTCCTTCTAAGTTAGCACGATGTGTACGACTTGCAAAGTCTAAAGCTTCTATGATAACTTGTAAGTTACCTACTTTCTGTACTATAACAGTAGCTTCTTGCTTTACTTTGTCGTCACTAATGTTGTTGACATCGTAAGAGTTGTTGCTATCATCATTATTAATAGTAATAATCATTTAGAACTCCTCGTTATCAGTGTCACCTTCAACATATTCTATTAAGTTCTCAACCTTTACAGCCATGAGTTCAGCGAATTGTCCGAAGTCATTCTTGTAAGGTTTAATCTTAACAGTTACTTCTGAACCATTACCCACACTAACATCAATAGGTTCACCATCAACGTTAATTAACTTAGGTGCAGTATTAGCTACCCCATCGTTATTGGATGCTCGTTTACTAAAAGTAAATGCCGGTTCATCATACTTAGGCTGTCCTGCTCTGTCCTTAACTTGATTAAGACCAATGCCTTCAAGTTTTGCTGCAGTATCTGCATCTGTTAAAACAGTCAAGCCATACTTGTGAGGTTGAAACCTCGTGTTTGGCGATGTGATGTTTGCCCACATTGCCTTTCCTTTTACATACTCATACATAATTATTCCTCCATCGGTTTGTATTAAGTGCACACATTATATCATACTTTGATGATAAAGTAAAGTGTTTGGTTAAAAAAGTTAAGCCGGTTTTATAGTGGCACAAGACCGGAAACTTGTAGATATTATAAGTTAAATAAAGGAGGGCAAAACTTCTTATAATATACCTCAATTAATTTCTGATAGCAGTTAGTATTTCTTCCCAAAATGTAAGTGGAGTATCGTCCAGATGTACTATAAAAGTATTGTCTAGTTTGTCCACCACATGCCCTACATTTGGATAGTGTTCAGCCATATACAATCCAAACTTCCTATACTCATCACGAGTAAGTATTTCTGTATTGTA